CGGGAAACACCCGGCAAGCGCAGCCCCGCATGGTACGACATGGCACAGCTGATGGAGTGGGAGTTCAACCGCTCGGTTGCCGAGCGGGTGGCATTGAGTCTCGGGCGGCTGAAAGTCGCCTGTACGCTGCTGGTGCCGGAGGATGAGGATATCAGCATCACGGAGCGGATAAAGCGCACCAACACCCTCGCACGGGGCGCCAAAGAGGAAGGCCGGCAGGCACTTCTTATCTCCATCCACGCCAACGCCTCACCCAGCCAGATGAACCCCGGCCACGGCTGGGAATGCTGGACCTCAAAAGGAGGCACCCAAAGCGACCAGCTCGCCACCATGCTCTACAACGCAGCAGGGCGTTATCTCGGCCGCTACACGCTCAGGAAAGACATGGCCGACGGCGACCCCGACAAAGAGACCAACCGGTTCTCCCTCCTCTCCAAAACCATCTGTCCCGCCGTCCTCACCGAAAACCTCTTCATGGACAACCACGACGAATGCGAGTTCCTTTTGAGTGAACAAGGCCGGGATCTCATTGCACACACCCACACCAAAGCCATCATTGACTACAATCGCCAGTTCGGAACCAACCACATCTAAAAGCACGCTATGGCCACCCCCATCCTGGGCGACATCATCAAGACCGTCGGAACCATCATCGACGATCTTTACACCAGCGGCGAAGAAAAGAGCGCCGCTACGCTTGAACGCCTCAAGCTCCTTCAGGCGCAGCTCATGGGGCAACAGGCCATCAACACGGCGGAAGCGGGCCACGGCTCAGTGTTCGTTGCCGGCTGGAGGCCATTTGTCGGGTGGGTCTGCGCCATAGCCCTTGCCTATGCAGCAATTCTTGAACCACTCTTACGCTTTACCGCACGGGTCGCATTCGGGTACGCAGGGGAATTTCCCGTGATAGACACCACCCTCACCATGCAAATCCTCCTCGGCATGCTTGGGCTCGGGGCGTTCCGCAGCTGGGAGAAAAAAGCAGAAGTGGCCCGCAACACCCTCACAAAGTGAAGCGGCACCCATGCAATTCCAGATAGACAAACAAAAGATGCTCCCACACCAGCGGGAGTTCTGGGAACTACCGAACTACATCAAGCTGCTCGTAGGCGGTTACGGTTCCGGTAAAACCCATATCGGCGCAGTCCGCGCCATCTGGAACAGCTACCTCAACGCCCCCATCCCGCACCTCTCCATCTCGCCCACCTACAAGCAGGCGCGCAAAACCGTCATCATCTCCATCAGCGAACTGCTCGACCGGGCCAACATCCGCTACACCTACAACAAAACCGACCACGAATTCCTCATCCGCAACTGGAACGGCCGGATATGGATCGCCAGCGGCGACGAACCCGACTCCCTCAAAGGGCCCAACCTCGCCACCATCGGCATAGACGAACCCTTCATCCAGAAAAAAGAGGTCTTTGACATTGCCCTCTCGCGGCTCCGCCACCCCGAAGCAAAAACGCGAGAACTCATCATGACCGGCACCCCCGAACAGCTCAACTGGGGATACGAAGTCGCACAAAACGAAAATGGCAACTACGACCTCGGTGTTGTCATCGGCAGCACCGCAAGCAACACCCACCTCCCAAAACAGTTCATCGAAACACTCGAAAACGCCTACGACCAAAACCAGCGCGCGGCCTATATGGACGGCAAGTTCGTCAACCTCACCGCCGGCAGAGTCTACCGCTACTTCAGTCGCCAGCACCACTATAAAGAGGGCGGCCCACAGCCCGGAGAACAGGTCGAAGCCGGCATCGACTTCAATGTCGACTACATGACAGCAGAGCTGTTTGTACGAAGAGGCAGCACCCTCCACTTCTTCGAAGAAATCCGGATGGCCGATGCCGACACCTACGCCCTCGCAGAACTGCTCCACCAAAAACACCCAGGCATAACGCTCTACCCCGACGCAAGCGGCAACAGCCGCCGCACCAGCTCACCCAAAACCGACCACACCATACTGCGCGAAAAAGGGTTCAAGGTCCTCTCACCTAAAAGCAACCCACCCGTCAAAGACCGCATCAACGCCGTCAACAACCTCCAACGCACCAACCGCATCACCATAGCCAACTGCCCAAACCTCATCAAAGACTTCGAACGGGTAGTATGGAAAAACGGTGACATCGACAAAACCTCCGACCCCAAACTCACCCACGC